CGTCGAGGTGGCCGACGTGGCAGGCGTCGAGGTGGCCGACGTGGCAGGCGTCGAGGTGGCCGACGTGGCAGGCGTCGAGGTGGCCGACCTGGCAGGCGTCGAGGTGGCCGGCGGGCCGGCGGGGCGGGGCGGGGCCGCCCGCCGGCGCACGGGGGCGGGCGGGCGGGGGCGGGGCGGGGCGGGGCGGGGCCGGGCCGCCGGGCGGCCGGGACGGGGAGGGGGAGGGGGAGGGTTCGGTATGTATTTACGCGGCCTGACGAATTCCAAAAATTTCGGCAGGTTCAGCGAGTCCTGTCCGACCCTGAAGCTAGTGTAGCTTCACAGAACACTTGGTCGGGCCAAGGCAAGACCCCTTTAGACCTGCCGCAATCCTTTCAGAAACACACACAACAGGAAGAGGTAAACGAAGCATGGACATCATCTCGATGCCCTTCACGGCAGACGATCTCCGAACCCGCTACGACACAGCGTGGGAAACCGAGGACAACATGCTCCTCGACTGCGACCTCGGCTACCGGGCACTCTGTTGCAGGGTCGTCTACGTCGACCTGGAGCTTGACGGCGACGATCTGTTGGACGACGCGCTGGTGTCGCTGTCGATGACGGTTGGCCCTTGGCAGATCTGGGCCGAAGAGGGCGAGCTGCCGAAGCCTGCCAGCAACCCGAACCAGATCCTTGGCTTTCTCCGACGTTGGGTTCGCCTTGCTGGGCGTTTCCCTGATGGTGAGTGGACGGTGACCTGGGTTTCGCCTGACGGGACGTTGGAGGAGGAGTTTGTGTCGGTGTCGGATTGGGAGGTGTGAGGTCTGATGTCTGAGGTTTCGGATACCCCCCCTCCCCCCCCCTCCCCCCCCTCCCCCCCCTCTCCCTCTCGGGGGGGGTGTGTGTCGAAGGTTCCGGGTGTCGACAGCGGCGAGGTTCGTGTGCTGTTGGAGCCGGTGTTGGCTGACCTGGTGGGTCGGTTGACGGGCGCGGTTCCTGAGTTGCCTGAGTTGCCGTCGTGGGCTCCGGGGTTGTGGACGGCCGGGTTGGCGGATCGTCTGGTGGCGGGGTCGGTGGAGGTGCGCCGTGAGGCCGCGTTGGCGGTGGTCGGGTTGATGGAGGGTCGGCCGGCTCGCTGGTGGGCGTCGCCGTTGGGTGTGGCGGTGTGTTGCGGGTTGGTGTCGGGTGAGCGTGTGGATGTTGGGGTGGTGTCGCCGTCTGAGGCGGCGGCGATGGTGGGTTGCCACACGACGTATCTGCACAGGTTGTTGGCGGCGGGTCGCCTGGAGCGTGGTAAGGCTCCGGTGGGGGTGCCGCGGCCTGCTGGTCGGTCGGGTTGGGTGGATTTGTGGCCGTTGGTGTTGTGGGTGGCGTCGAGGTCGGGGTGTGGTGGTTGTGCGCCGTGATGTTGGGTTGGTTGGTTAGGCGAGGAACCCGGCCGGATTGTCCAGGGACGCTCTCGTCTCGTCCCTCTCCCCTCCTATAGGGGAGGGGGAGAGGGGACGAGATGTCGATTGCTCGTCCCTCGGGGCGGGACGAGGCAGGGGACGTAAGGGGGACGAGGGGGACGAGATGGTGTTTTCGGGGCTGTTTGGGTGGGACGAGATCGGGTGGATCTCGTCCCCACTCTCTGTGGTGTCAGGCTCGAGCTCCCAGTCACTCTCCGTGGTGTCGGGTGGTTGGGTGAGGTTGCTGCCGGTGTAGTCGGACAGCGTCGCCTCCGGCGCACGGTACGGGATCAGCAGCCGGATCATGTGGGCGTTCCGTTCCTTGTACACCTCGACGCAGCCGTCTTCGACCAGCACCGCGACCGCCTGCCGGATGTACTCAGCTTTCCCTTCAACGTCTCGCTCCACCTCTGTCTTGGAGCTGTCGCCGTACAGTTCCAGATGCTTCGACACCAGCTCCATGTAGCGGGTCGGCTTGAACTCTGCGGCCTGGTACGGGACGAACGTGACGGCCACCCGGTTGCCGGGCTGGTTGACGACGTGAACGTCGCAGACAGCGTGGTTCTTCTGGAACGTGCCGTGGCGGTCTTTGCCGCAGACGAGACGGAGGACACCGTCAGCCGTCTTGGATGGTGACGTGCGAACCTCCAGCATGTAGTGGGCCCCGTCGATCGCAGCGAGTTTCCGGTGGGATCCGACTGCGAACTGGCCGCGTGTCTCCTTGTTTTTGGTGACGTGGTCAAGGAGCAGGATGGTGGATCCGTAGCCGGCGAGGCGTCGCGGGATGAGCTGGTTCCAGGTGGCGACTTCACCGTCGCTGTTCTGGTCTTGACCTTCGGTGGCGATGGATTCGCCGACGGAGTCGATGACGATGAGCGCAGGTTTGTTGTCTGCGAGCCAGTTGAGTGTGGCGATCGTGGAGGCTTCCATGCGGCCGTTGCGGTCTTGGATCGCTTCGGGCGGGTTGATGTAGTGGAACCGCAGGAGCTGCTGGTTGGTGACGCCAAGCTGCTTGAGGCGTGTGGTGGCGGTGGCGGGGGTGTCTTCGTAGTCGATGAGGACGGCCTGGTCGCCGTTGCGGAGGACTTCAGCGATGGCGGTGAGCGCCACCCAGGTCTTGCCGCCGCCCGGTTCACCGGCGATCGAGTGGACTTTCCCGCTGTACAGGAGGTGGGTGACACCGTCGGTGCAGGCGAGCATGTCGGGGTGTGCGGGGGTGTGTTCGCCGTTGATGTATTGGGTGAGGTCGGTGAACACCCAGCCGGTGTTGGTTTCGGCGGGCGGGTTGGCGAGCGCGTCGATGGTTTCGGTGACGAGTTCGGCGACGGCGGCTGGTGGGGTGCCGGTGATGACGGCGGTTTCGATGAGGTCTGCGAACTCGGGGGTGGGTTCGGTCCAGCCTTGGGTGGCGAGGAAACTGGCGGCGGCGTTGTGGTTGCCGTTGAAGCGGGTGGCGGCGAGGTATCCGAGTTTGGTGTAGGTGTCGCCTTCATTGAGGCCGAGGTGTTGGACGCTGGATGTGAAGACTTTGAGTACGTCGGAGCCTTTGTACCCGGTGGTGGCGGAGGTGCCTTCGCGTGGGTTTTTGCCGGGGCGGGTCCAGTGTTGTTCGCCGTCCCGGTCGATGTGGTGGAGGGTCCAGCCGTCGGCGGTGAGGAGGTCGGCCCAGGTGGTGGCGGCGGCGAACAGGTCGCCGGGCCGGTCGGAGCGGGTGTTGGCGATCCGTTCGTTGGTTGCGGGTTCGGGGGTGGGTGGGCCTGCGACGAGTTGGATGAGCCAGTCGGGTGGGTCGGCGGGTTCGGTGGGTTGGCCGGCGTCCCAGGTGTAGGGGGTGCCGTTGGGGTGGATGGTGGGTGGGGCGACGATTTGGCCGCCGTCGCCGCGGATGTCGATGCCGGGGCCGAGTCGTCGGCCGGCGTCGTTGCGGATTTCTGTGCCGGGTGGGTGCCGGTAGATGAGGTGCATGCCACCGGAGCCGGTGAGGCTGGTGAGGGTGTCGGGGAGGTGGCCGTGTTGTTGTTGGAGGTCGTGGAGGGCGTCGAGGTCGTCTACGTCTACGACGAAGATGCCTGAGGTGGGGCCGGTGGCGATGCCGACGCCGTGGTCGGGGTTGTCGTTCCACCAGCCGTTGATGGTGTCGGGGTTGGTGGTGGCTTGTTCGGTCCATCGGGTGAGGGATGGCCGTTTGGTGTTGGGGAGGATGGGGACGACCCGCCAGCCGTGGCGGGCGTAGTCGACTGCTGCTTCGTGTGGGGTCATGTTGTGTGTGTGCGTTACCGGTCGTCGTTGTCGAGACGGTCGCGTGCCCACCATTGTTCGACTTCGGTTTCAGGGTTGAACGGTGGGGTGGGGTGGAGTTGCTGGTCGGCCCATCGGAGGGCGTTGACGATCCCTTCCAGGTCGGAGACGAGAAGGGTGACGGTCGGGCAGTATTCGTCGGGGCCGAGTGACCGCCGGTGCTGTACGACTTGTGACCAGATGGCGAGGTGGAGTTTCAGGGGGTCGGTCGCAGACCCGGACGGTGCATGCTGCGCTGCTGCACCGTCCGGGTGTCCCTGCTGCGACCCGCCCTTCTGGGGTGGGGCGGTCATGTCACGTCAGAACGGGTTGTCGTCGCTGGACGTGATGTCGATGAGGGGTGCGGCTTCGACCTGGGCGACGTACTCGGCCTGCGAGGTTGGCGACGGCGGGTCTTCGGAGATGGCGACGGCGAGGGTTGCGCCGACGGCGAGCTTGACCCCGGAGGTCTTCGATGCCTTGCCGATGGCCCGCTGTGCGGATTCGTTGGCGACGAAGATGCAGAGCTGGTCGTCGGAACCGCGGACACCGTCGATCTTGTCGGTGTAGTCGGGCGACACGGTCTTGGCGTCGATGTAGCGGAGCGTGAACACCCACTCCTTGCGGGGTTCGCCGGTCTTGCGGTTGCGGACCGTTTCACCGTCGAACGTCTTGACGCGTTCCTCGGCGGCGACGATCTCGCCCTTCAGCATGTCGCCCTTGGATGCGGGCTTGACGAACCGTCCTCCCATCGAGGAGATCTGGTCGTTGATGTAGTCGAGTGACATGGCGTGTGCCTGCTTTCTGGTTGGTTGATGGTTGTCACTTCGCATCCGGCAGCCCGTGTGTCGGGTACCGGTGTGCGATCTGTTCGACGGTGTCGGCTTGGGTGGCGTCGAGTGCGCCGAGGAGCCCGCCGGTGGTGTGGAGGTCGGTGATGTCCCAGCCGGTGGCGTGGACGATGATTTGGCGGGCGATCTGTTGGTCCAGGTCGGGGAGGATGTTGTCGGGGTAGCGGACGACGTTGGTGGCGAGGCTGATCGCCGCCCGTGCGATTTCGAACCGGCGGGTGTCAGCGGTTTCGGGGCTACCCAGGTTGAACGGTCGGCCCGCCTGTTTCGCTTCGTTCAGCCACCGTTGAACGCAGCCGGCTTCGTCGGGGTGCATCGTTTCGTTGCGTCGGCCGAGGGCTGCGACGGCGTCCGGGTCGGCGGGTTCGGCGGTCGGGTCGTTGACGGTCGGGTAGATGTCAGCGTCGGCCGGTGCGGCGGGTTCGGCGGGTGGCCGCGGTTCGGGAATGAGGTTCGGGTCGGGTGGACCGAACGGGTGGACTGGGTCGTCGGCGTCGAGTCGATGCCCAACCTGGGAGACGACGGCTGTGACGGCGCTGATCTGCTCGGCAGTCCACGGCGGTTGGAACGGGGTGTCGGCCGGCCACCGGTCTTTCAGCATCTTCAACCCGGCGGCGGTTCCGGCGATCCGTTTCGTCTGCTGCTGACACCAGACGGTGCGTTGATCGTCGGTTTCATCGAGGTCGTCGCGGGGTGGGACGACACGGATCGGGTCGAGGGTGGTGTGTTTGCAGAGCTGTTCGTGGCGGGTGACGGCGACAAGCCCGGTGAACGCTTCCCACGCACCGTCAAGGTTCATCGGGTAGGCGTCGCAGCCGTGGGCTGTGACGTGGAAGATGCCGCCGGTTGTCCGGTCGATGTTCGCTGGGGCCGGGTTGAGTTCCGGGTTGATGCTGTTGCCGGTGACCCACAGTTCAGCGTTCGCATACGCGGCGAGCTGGAGGTTCATGTCCGGGTAGACGTTCGCCCCGGTTTTGATGTCCCAACATTCCAGGGTGCCGCCACCGTTGAATGTGCCGAAGATGTCGGCGGTCCCGGCGAACACACCGGGGGTGAACACGGTTTGTTCGGTGTGGACGGCGGTGAACCCGATGTCAGCACAGGTGTTGATGAACCCTTGGAGGGATGCGACGACGTGTTCGTGGCCGGGCACGAAGTTGATCTGTGGTGGTTTGCGGAGTTTCTGCTTGCGACGCTGGTAGCTGGTCGCTTCGGACCATTCGTTCCAAGTGGCGATCCGCTGCTGTTGTTCAGCGATCGCTTGGGTGGCGGCGTCGGCGGGGGCGAGCCCGTCGTTGATGAGGAGTTCGCAGGCGCGTGCGACACAGGTGCCGGCGTCGGCCTTTTCGGTGTCGGCCCCGTCGATGTCGCGGATCACCTGGTATGGGTCGTTGTGCAGCCAGTCGGTCGCACCGGTCAACGCCGCGTATTGGGTGCAGGCGACAGCCCGCTTCAACTTCCATGTGGTGAGCGCCGGCTTCGCTTTCATCGCAGCGACACGCGAGTAGCCGGGGACCGGGTCGTAGCCGACGAACTCGTAGTCGCCGTTGTCGTTGCGGTATTCGATGACGGTCATGTCGTCGCCTTGTGGAGTCGTTTGCGGCTGTTCATTCCGCCCCACACGCCGTGGGGTTCGTTGTGTCGTTCCGCATGGTCGGCGCACGCTTCACGGACAGGGCATGCGGCGCACACCCATTCGCATGCGAGTTCGACGCGGGTTGATTCACTTTCGGGTTGCGGGTAGTGCATCCGTGGCTGGTCTTGTTCGATCGCTTTGTGGAACAAGGCTTGGTGGTGGACGCAGAGCGCCTGGTCACGCCAGTCGCCGTGCAAGCTCATGTAGGTCTTCCAAGTTGGCGACGATCAGGTTCCGGCCGATGCTGTGACCGGGACGTTTCACGATGAGGCAGGGGATCTGGTCGGGGTCGGCTTTCTGTTCGATGTCCCTCATCCACGACCAGATCGACCAGCGCGGTGGAGCGCCTCCGGTGCCGCAGTGACGGGCTTTCGCTTCGACTGCGACCCCGTCGATCAGGAGGTCGCCGGCGTCGTCGTGGAGCCCTGGCCGGCTGTTTCGTGTGGTGGTGCATCCGAAGTAGCGGGCGAGTTCGTGTTCGAACCGGATGCCGTACTGGCGTGCTGATGCGCCGGTCATGTCGCGACTTTCAACAGGTCGGCGAGCTGGCGTTCTTCGCGGCTGAGTCGTCGGCGGTCCACGGACCGTCCTGCCCAAATGCCGGCACGTTCGCTAGCGGGGAGGCTGAGTGCGTACCGTCGGCATTGGTCGGCGACGGGACAGGTGGCGCACAGTTCGACGGCCCGGTCGGTTTTCCGGTTTTCGCCGCGTGCCGGGAAGAACGTGTCGACGGGTTCGGTGCGGCATGCGGCGTCGGTCCGCCATTCCTGTTCGCGTGCTGCGACGATGTCGGCGATCTGGTCGAGGAACCTGTCGATGTCGTGGAGGTCGCCTTGGCGTCGGTTTGCCTGGTAGCGGCGGTTGGCTTCGCGACAGTCGCCGCATCGGCATCCGGCGACGTAGTTGGATCGTGTCCCGTGGTCTGCCATGTCACGCCCCTTTGATGGCGTCGAGGAGTGTGACGGCGACGAGCGTCGCGGTGAGGGCTGCGACCGACCAGGCGAGCGTGTGGAGCAGTCGGGTGGTCGCTTCTTCCCGTCGGGCTTGCGCCCGTTCGCACGCCCACCACTCGATCAGGTGGGCGTTGTCGGTGGAGACGACACGCATCCGGCGTCGCCGTTCGGCAGGGTGATCGGCGCGGCTCATCGGTCAACCTCCACGATCCTGCGGCCGATCCATTCGGCGACCGGGGCGACGACGCCGTTGCCGCACATGCGGTAGCGGTGGCTGTCGGCGATCTCTGCGCCGTCGTCGGCCCAGCGGGTCCAGTCGTCGGGCCAGCCCATGAGGCGCTCACACTCCCGAGGGGTGAGCCGACGGACTGCGAGCGACGACGCATGTACCGCCCCGACGATCCGCTGCTGTTCCTCCGACTGCGGGCTGCGTGAGTCCAGGTTGTAGGCAGTCAAGGTCGGGGCCAAGACCGCCGGGTAGCCCTGTCCGGGCTTGCCACCGCCGCCAGTCAGCGCCTGCTGGTAGTCGGACAAGTACACGTCGCCCCGCTGGTTCTCGGCGAATGCCACTGGTTGCACGGCACCGCTGCGAACTTCCTGTACGGAGTCATAGTGACCACCCCAGCGTGTTGTCAGCGTGCCCGTCCGGTCGTTGAGCGGTATCCCTCCGGGCGACAGATCGCCCTGAACGTTCTCGGCAACCGTCACCGGGATGACGTGGCCCTCTTCGACCTGGGTGTTGCCCGGACCTTTGGCCCAGGTGCAGGTGACGGTCCCGGTGTGCTGCGGAATCATTCCGAGCGGCGCAGGCGTCTGAATGCCATCCGATCCGACAACGACGTGAGAACCGTGACCGTCTAACTCCGTGTGACTTCTACTGATGCGACCTGCGCCAAGGCTTCCCGCAACAATTCCGGCAGCGCCTTGCTCCGTTTCTCGGCGCGTCGCAGAATCCCGGCGCACGCCCTCTGGCTCAAGAAGAACCTCCGCGGCACCTCGTCCTCCAAGATGTCCGACAATGAACACTCGACGGCGTCGTTGGGGGACTCCGAAGAAGCGAGCGTCCAGCACTCGGTAGGCGTACCCATACCCGAGGTCGCCCAGCGCCCCGAGGATGGAACCCAGGTCCCGTCCTCCGTTGCTCGACAGGAGTCCAGCGACGTTCTCGATGACGCACCACCGAGGCCGCAGCTCGCCAAGGATGCGATGAAACTCCCACCACAAGCCGGATCGGTCGCCAGCCAGACCCTTACGATTTCCTGCGACGGAGATGTCTTGGCATGGGAATCCTCCGTGAACAAGGTCAACTCGTCCGACATCGCTGGTCACCTCTCGCACGTCGCTGATGACCGGGACATCCGGCCAGTGGCGGCGCAGCACGCTCTGCGCCTTCGGGTCGATTTCGCAGTGGGCGACCGCTGTGATCCCGGCACGGTCCAGGCCGAGGTCCATGCCGCCGGCACCGGAGAACAAGGACAGGGCCTTCACGTCAGCTCCCCCAGTTCCTCGCTGCGAAGCGGGTCGAGGCGGTAGGTGCTGCCCATGCGGGAGGCGAAACCGAGCTTCGTCGCCTTCCACCCGCGGCTGCCGTCGCTGGTCGTGACCGGCCCGAGCTGGGCGGCGTTCGTGACCTGCTTTCGGAGCGCCGAGACGATGTGGTTGATCTCCCGGTAGAGAGCGTCGGCCTCGACGTACAGGTCGCACATGACGCCGTCGTGGAGAGCGCCCGGCGACCGGCGCACCTGGTCGAGCATCGGCCGCACGCTGTCAAGCAGCTCTTGGGCGTCGCCGAGGGTGTCCAGCAGGATCGCTGCCGACTCCCGCACTTCCTCCTGGCGGCTCATCGGTCGACCTCCTGCCATGCGTTGGCCGACTCACGCTGGCGGCGCAGGTACAGCTCGGTGGGTGACTCACGACGACGCACGACCAAGTCCGACCGGACGCGCCGGTTGAACCTGTCGCTGAGGCCGCTGCGCTGGCAGATGACGTAGCTGCCGGCAAGGACGATGACGAGGAAGGCGCTGACGCTGACGACCTCGACCAGGGCTGCGAGGATGCTCACGACGCCACCGCCTCGGCCTGCTCGATGAGCTGCGCCGCGGCCTTGAGGAGGAGCGTGATGAGCTGCTCCCGGTCGCCGCTGATCGTGATCGCCTGCCGCGCGTCCTCGCTCCGCATCGTCAGGTGCGTGGACGCGTGTTCGTCGGTCCTGATCTGCCACTCGGTGTCCGAGCCGTAGCTCAGACACAGTTGCGTGTTCGTGTAGATGCTCATGTGGTGGTTCGCTTCCTGTGTTGTGTGTGTGTTGGTTCCGTCACTCGACTTCGGCGAGTGATGCGGCTTCTTCTTCGATCCGCGCGGCGCGTTCCCGTTCCTGCTGGAGGACCACCGCAGCGAAGATCGCCTGGGACAGTTGGATGAGCAGTTCCGGCTCGCCGTTCAGGTAGAGGAGCTGTTCGCCGGCGTTGTCGAACCGCAACTCGACTTGCACCGCGTCTTCGTCCATCTGGTAGGCGTCGACCTCAGGCATGTCATCAAGGTCGAGGGACAGGAGCCGGTTGCAGAAGCTCACTGCTGCCCCTCCTCTTTCAACGCTTCGGCGAGCGCGATCCGGGCCTGTGCCGCCTGTTCGCCTTCGGCGAACGCGGTCACCCGGTTCTCGGCGATCACCGACACCGCAGCCCACTTGAGCTGGTTGAGTTCGTTCTGTGCGCCGAGCCGGGCGACGATCCCGCCGACGAGGAACGACACGACGGAGAACACGGCGATGCACGCGACAGCGATGTACGGGTTCATCGGGTCACCTGCCGGTTGTCGAGGAGCCCGGTGAGCGCCTGGTGGGTGACGCGGGTGATTCGTTGGCCGAGGTGGACGGCGGGGAGTCGGCCGTCGGCGACCATGCGTTGGATGGTGCGGGTGGACACGCCGAGGATGTCTGCGACCTCGGAGAGTTCGTACACCTGCACCGCCGTGTCGTCGGCTGTCGTCACTTTCGCCTCCTGTCGTGTGGTGTCGGCAACGTAGCAGCGTGTCACGCAACTTTGCGCGATACCCACCTTCACGATCGGGAACGATGCCCGATGGGTGTGACAGCCAGAAGTTCGGCTGGACGCAACTACGCGCAACCGTCTAGAACGTCCAGCGGGAGCAGGAAGGACACACACACATGACCGAGGAACCGAACCACTTGCCGAACGACCGCCTTGCCTCAGTCATCGCCGAGGCGTTGCAGTCTCAGGGTCGGGGCAGCAAGGCGGCGCTCGCCGCGGCGCTCGGCGTCACCCCGTCGAGCGTGTCGCGCTGGGCGACCGGCGAGGACACCCCCGACATGACCCGCTGGCCGCGGATCGAAGAAGTCCTGAACCTCGACGCCGGCACGTTCGCTCGGGCGCTCGGGATCAGCGACACCGAGGTGTCGTTGCGTCAGGAACTGTCAGACCTGTCTGGAAAGGTCGACATGCTGCAAGCCGCAGTCAAACAGTTGGAAGCACATCTAGGGAGAGGGCTGGGTGGTGGTACCGGCGACAAGCGCAAGCGACGCAGAAGCACGGACTGAACGGGACGAGGAGTTCCGGGCGGAGATCTCGGAGCTGGGGGCGCGTATCGACGCGCTCGTCGTCCGGGTTCTCAGTCTGTTGGAAGAAACCGACTGAGGGTCGCCGCCGCAGCCTGGTCGGCTTCGGTGATCGGATGGCTGTAGACCCGGAGGGTGACCGCCGGGTTCTTGTGGCCGAGCCGTGACGCGACGGTGACCACGTCCACCCCTTGGGAGATGAGGGTGGTTGCGTGGAAGTGTCGTAGGTCGTGGACACGGATGTGGCCGAGGCCGGCGGGTTGCGCGACGGCCCGCCAGCGGGCGTTGACCGTGTCCGGGTACATCGGTTTGGTCCGCTCGACGTTCGCAGCGAACAGGTAGGTGCCGTCGCCGAGTGGCGCACCGAGTTCGTCCTCCAGGTGGCTGCGCCACTCCCCCACCAGCGCCAGCGTGTCTGCGTCGATGGTCATGGTGTGGATCGAGCCGGTCTTTGTTTCCTTCACCAGCACCCCGCCGTCGGCGCGGGCGACGGACCGGGCGACGGTCACGGTGCCGCGTTCGTGGTCGAAGTCCGACCAGCGGAACCCGACGAGCTGGCCTTTGCGGACCCCGGTGGCGGTCGCGAGTCGGATCAGCAGTTTCGTCTGCTGGTCGGCGGCGGCGAACACGGCGGCGAGTGCGTCGGCGGGGATCTGCGGGTGTTCACGTCGGGTCACCTTCGGCATGCGGACCCGGTCGGCGGGGTTGGTGGGGATCAGGTCGAGGTTCACCGCCTCTTGGAGCGCCGAGCGGACCACCCCGTGGTATCGCTTCACCGACGACGGAGCGACCTTCAACCCGGCGACCCACTCGGTCACATCCGAGCGGGTCACGTCGTGGAGGGGGAGGTCGTGGAGGCGGTGGCCGACCAAGTGGTTGTCGATGACCGCCCGGCACGTCTTCGCCGACGACGGGCTCGTCCACACCTTGCTGACCCTGGCGAGCCACTGTTCGATCCACTCGCCGAGGGTGACGCCGGCGGCGGGGCGGGCGCGTTCGGCTTCGACCTCGCCGATCAACGCCCGCAGCGCCGTGTCGGCTTTCTTGGCGGATCCCCGGAAGGTGCGGGACCGGTATTTCCCGGCGGAGATGTGGACCCGGAGTTCCCAGACGCCGGTGGCCTTCTGTCGCTTGCTGCCTCTCACGGCACCGACTGTAGCCGGAATCTATGGGATGACCTATGGGATGGCGTTGTCACGCAAGAAGCAACAAACGCTCACATCCCTTGTCCTGCAAGGGATGTGGTGGTGGGCGTAACAGGACTCGAACCTGTGACCTCTTCCGTGTCGAGGAAGTTCGTGATGTGTCACGCAACGTCAGGGGGCGACATTCCGCTACTTTCCGGGGTCAACCTTGCGTGGCCCACCACCGAAAGTGCCGTGCTTATGGGATGAAAACCGCGTTCTATGGGATTTTCATGGGATGCACCCGGCAACATCCAACCCCCACCAACGGCCCTCAGCCGTCGTGAACGTCAACGTCCCAGGGTTGCTCGTCCCACCGCCCTGATCGGCGAACCACTCGCTGCCACCAGCCAGACACGGGGCTTGGAACAGCCACCGCGACTCCGCCCCGCCGGCCAGCTCCTCGACCCGCAGGTGATGCCGGTGGCCGGTCAACAGGATGTTCGCATCGGCGTGCTGCCAGTTCGTCAACAGCACCTGAGCAAACCACTTCTTGATGTTGTCGGCCGAGCCTTTGATCTGGTCGCCGTGACACCACAGCAGCCGTGTCCCCGACGACTCGGTCATCACGATCAACCCGTCCGGGTTGTGCACGAACGTCAGCCCGTACTCGTCGGCGAACCCGGTCGCGGTGAACGTCTCAGCGACCTGTTCGAAACACTCCATGTCTGCGTTGTCGTGGGGGCCAGTCACGACCTTCGGGCCGTTCCTGCCGTGGTTGCCGGGCACCGCCACAACCGTCACCCCCGACGGAAACAGCGGGGCGACCGCAGCGAGAACCGCCGCCTCCGCAGAACGGACCAGCCGTTTCTGCGACCGGAGATCCATCGTGATCGTGTAGTGCTGCGACGGATAGTTCCAGAGCCCCTCGACCATGTCGCCGAGAAACCCGACGACCGCCCGGTCCGCACCAGCTTTCGCAGCCTGCTTCGCTCGGGCCACCACCCGGTCCAGGCTCGCGTGGAACATTGTTTCCCACTCGTCGGCCGGGAGTCCCCCCACCTGCCAGTCCGCCCATGCCGACACGAACGTCGCTCCGCCATCCGTTGCCGCAGGTTTCTTCGGGCGGCGACGGGCGATCCGTTCCACCACCGGGTCCACGTCGACCGTGCCGACACGACGGCGGATCGACGCCTTGTACTGGCGGAAGATCTTGGTGTCGCCACCGGCGAGCGGACCCTCCCAGGCGTTGACCCGCAACGTCCCGTCGACCACTTCCCAGCAGGCCGGGTCGAGGTTCCAGTGGCGGAACACGCTGTCCCAATCAACGTCGCCGTCGTCAGGGATCGCACCGGTCGTCAACTCGCCAGCGGTGCCGTCGAGTTCGTATCCGGCCCGCCACGGTTCGGTCGCCACCCCCGGTCGCCGCTGGTTCGCAGCTACCTGGAGTGCGGCCACATGGGCGTCAAGACTCTGGCGATCCGGCACTCTCAGCGGCCTTCTTGCGTCGCCAATGGTCGACCTTCGCGTAGGTGGCCCCTTCGAACCCTTCCGTGAGAAGCCACGATGCGATCCCCGCCGACGAGTGCGGCGACGTGAGAATGATCTGCTTCACGTCGTCGGGCAGCTTGTCGACCCATCCGAGGTTGCGGCTGCCGCCCCGTTCAGCGATGTGAGCGTCGAGTCGTGCTACCAGGTCGCCGCTCATGGGTTCGCCACCTTGTTCAACGCGAGCTGCATGGCAGCTTTCGTGTTTGGTCCGAACACCCCGTCCGCTGTCAGCCGCATGAACCGTTGGAAGTCGGTGACCGCAGCACGCGTGGCCGGTCCGTAGGCTCCGTCGGTTGTCAGGTTCTTGCCGAACACGTTGAGGGCCTTCTGCAACGTGACAACCTCAGCTCCGCTTGACCCTGACCGCAGGGTGCCGACCCGCCCGAGGTCACGGGAGAGGAACGCTGCAACGACCCTGCGGAACGCTGCGGCCTGCTCGGCGTTGACTGCGGGTTCAGCCGGCGGCGGCGGTGGTGTGCCCCCGGCGACCGGCATCCCCGCCTGCATCCAGCCGTGAAGGATGTCGCCCGGACACGACGTGGAGTTCACGTCCCGGTGCGACCGGTGGAAACCGTTGCCGTACCGGCGGTCGTGATCGTCGTGGACCAAACGCAACGCAGCGAGCATCTGCGTGGTCGGCTTCTGGCCGTCGTTGAGGATGGCGCACACAGCGTGGCTGCGACTGTTCCAACCTTCGGTGTGCCCGCCTGCGACCCCCCAGCCGCGACCCTCGTAGATGTTGCCTTCGTCATCGACCAAGAAGCTGTAACCGATGTCAGCCCACCCTCGGGTGTCCATGTGGAACCGCTGGATGCCTTTCACCTGGGCGACCCCGGCGGCACGGGTCGCCGCCCGCGGACCGGCCGTGTAGTGCGTGAACATCCCCTCCGACCGGCTGATCGCCACTCGGGACTTCGGAGCCCGAGCGCCCCACTCGGCGCGGCTGATGTACGCCATGTCAGGACTCCCAGCTACCGGAGTCGGGATCGCCGATGGTCCTGCCGAGGAGGTTTGTGACCGCCGACAGACCGGCAGAGATTGCGGCGATTGCCAAGCCCTTGGCGGCATCGACGCTGGTGACGCCAGCGAGGTCGGTCGCAGCGACGGCGAGCGCAGCTTGTAGGAACGTGCGGGCAACCCGCTCGATCAGGTCACGTTGGAACTTGCTCACCTGAACCACCTCCGCTTGTGGTTGTCGAGTCGACTGTGGGCGTGGTCGACGCGTGCAGCGACCGACTCCACCCGGTCGGCGACCTGGTCGAGCTTCTGGCCGTGGCCGTCGACCTTGTCGGCGAGGTTCACCAGCAGACGCTGCGACTCGCCATGCTGGGATGAGTTCTCGCGCCGCACCTTTTGGCCGATCACGACGGCGCTGATTGACGCCGCCGCCGTGATGCACACACCGACCAGCCCAAGTAGCCCGATGCGCTCGCCTTCGGTCAGCGCGATGAGTAGCCCCTGCATGTCACGCCGGTCCGAGATCTTCGAAGATCCAGTACCCGGATTCGAACACCCAGTTGTTCCCGTTTCGGACCCTGCCGACGAGAGCGAAGATCTGGCTGGCGCTCGTCGTCGTCCACACCCCCGAGTGCATCGTGTTCACCCGGAACTGGCCTGCCCCCTTGAGAATCCAGTTGCGTGTCGGGTCGGTAGTTGAGTTCGGCCGGTTCACCGCGAACTCGATCTCCGGGTCGGTCGTCGCCCCACACGACGCCGTGTGCTGCACCGTGTACTTCAACCGGCGACCCGCCGACAGGCCCGTCACCGTCACCGTCGAAGCGTTCTGCCAGCCAGCCGCGTTCGCGATCGTCTGACTGGTCGCCGTGAACTCGGCAACGAACCCGCGTGGCCCGCCGTCGCCACGGGCCAGGACTGTCCACGCCGACCCGTTCCAGTATTCGAAACGCTTGTCGGTCGTGTTCCAGATCACATGCCCTTCAACCGGTGCAGCCGGCTTCGCTGACGACGCAACCCGCGACACGACCGACCCGCCATCAACAAGCGTTCGGAACGCCAACGGACCGTCAGCGGTGTCCGAATAGGCGGGGATGGATGCACCCTTGTAGGTCTGCGGCATGACGCTCCTCAGTCAACGGCGAACGGCCAAAGCTGGCTGTTCGTGTGCAGGCACCACACCCACGCCGACAAGGCCGGGGTGATGGAGTTCGGAAATCGGATCGGGAACTCGCTGCCATCCGCGGCTTCCAACGTCGCGACCTGACCGTCGGACTCGTCCACCGCCACAATCCGGTACTTGCGGACAGCAACAACCGCCTGCGGTTTCTCTGCTGTTGGGGTGACCCACGGGTCGACAGTCACGACACGAACCTGGTTTCGATCTCGACAGTGGCCCCCGACAGGTTGTGTGTGACCGCCTCGACCACATGCTGTTCGGACGCCTCATTGGGTAGTTCCACCACAATGCTGTCCCCTGGAATGAGCGTCGGATAGCGGAGCCCGGTGACCCGCAACCCACGGCTGATCCCTTTCGCTTCGTTCAGTTTCGCTATCGCCGCAGCCGACGCCTCAGCGTTGTTTTTCGCTGGGACATTCGAAACCTGTTTCACTCGTTTTCCGAACGGTCCATCCCAATATGTGGGTGATGCCGGGTCGTCATCCACCACAAACGCCCTCACAGGCGTTGTGACGCCCTCAGGGGCGTCGAAAGCCACTTCTACGGCGTTGTAGAGCTCCAACCGGGAGAACGCCTCATTTGCGTCAATGAGGACGCCTCCGTCGCCGTCAGACACCGTGAGGACCGACGAGTCCACATCGTCTTTCGCACGGAGATAGAACGTGCCGTTCGGCAGGTTGAAGAAGTACACGCCAGCCGCTTCACACCAGCGGACGATCGTGTCGAGCCGCCCGTCCCCATCGAACGTGGCGTCCGTCGGCACCTGCCATGCCGGGAGGCCGTCCCCGACCGTCAACCGTGTCGCCATCCCAGGCATCACATACGGCAGGGCGTCGTTGACAAGCAGCGACACCGCCGACACCAGATCCTGCCCACGCAGTTTCGTGTTGTAGTCGGGGGTGATCGGATACTCCTCCAGCATCGACGCGTAGTCTCTGGCGGCGATCTGGATGGACGCCGCAGACAGCCGGCGTTCAAACGTCTCGACTCGCAGCCGGGCGATCTGGACGAGTTCGGTGTTGTCGTTCTCGTAGAAGATCCCGGCGTACAGGGCGATGTCGGATCCGACGACGTTCAACCGTTCGATCGCTGCGCGTTCGATGGTGCCGACGGCGTCGAGGCCGACGGTGAGGTCAGCGGTCCTCCACACCTGGTTGCGTCGGTCGATGGTGAGAGTGCCGTCCACGACGGGCAGCATGAACCGGTCGCCGAGAGGGGTGATGAGTTCAGCGCGGGTGATTGCCCGGTGCGAGTAGCGGATCGCTTCGGTGAACCGGGTTGTCGCGAACGGTTGCGGGGCGAACTCGCCGACCGTCACCGTCTCCGACGCCGAATCCGAAACGCTGGTGTCCTGACCGACGGCGAGCTGTACCAGATGGCCTTGAGCGGCGACCCACATCTGCGGTGGCCGGTACTGCGTTCCCGACGGTCTGAAGCCTTCAACGAAGTAGGTGGTTTCAGGGTCGGTGAACGGCCCTGCCGGGTCGGCTGATCCGAGTTCGTCAACTGATCCGACGAGCGCGTCAGTGTCAAGGTCGAAGACCCGCACACCGGACGCGTCCGATGAAACCCACAGCAGGTTGTTGTCGACCACCATGTCTCTGGTTGCAAACCCATCGGGAAGCGTGATCTGCGAAACCGGTGACAGCGTTCCAAGTACTGCGTGGTCGTTGGCTGCGTCATTGGTGTCAAACGGCACGCTCAGGTCGAACTCTAGGATGGTTTTGGAACCTACCTTGGCGATCAACACCGAGTTGTTGGTGGCGTTGTTGAAGTAGCCCGACTTCCAGATCATCTTGTACCTGAAAAGTGGCGCACCCACTGCTAGTGACCACACGCCAACCGGAGCCATCGAGTCCAAGTCGATCTTCACAAGCCACGGGTTGTTCGGGCCTTGGGTCATCAACGCCCACGCGTAACCGTTGCTGACCAACACCGACGCAATGTACGGATACCAGGCAGGTGCGTTCCCACCTACGGGAGCGAGGTACTCCTCGCTGTACCAGCTACCGGTTGACACGTTGAACCGACTCAACAAGCCACGCGTGTACCCGCGCATCGAACTGAGCAGCATGACGTGCGGGCCTGTTGAGCTGTCCCGCTCCCAATAAAGCTGATCGACCGGGCTGCCACCGAAACCTGCCAAACCAGGGGGCGGCGTCGCGTACACGGTCCCGTCAATGATGACGCCCGCCGCGTTGTACTCGGCGTTGACCGGATCCCACACGACGTATGGGGCAGCCCAATCGTTGCCATCGGTTGCGACTCGGCCCCGCATGTACTTGTTCGTGAACGTCGCGATCGCCGACGGCGCGGACACACCGTCCGCAAGCTGGCGAACGGTAGTCACGCCAGACGACGGGTAGTCGTTCTGATAAGACCAGATTCCGCCCAGCGACTGCGACGGGTCGGAACCCAGTAAGGGGGCTGTCGGATCCCAGTCAGTGAAGATCCGTTCATAAGCGGCAACAGGAGCCACGCTGTCGCCGGCGGTGACAGTCAGATCCGGTGTGTACTCCCCCGGAGTCAAATAGGTGTGCGTCACCACACGCCCCGACGCTGTCGTCCCGTCACCGAAATCCCACGACCACGACGACACCGGCCCACCATCAGCAGCCCGCGACGACCCCCCATCGAACGTCACCGTCAGCGGCACCATCCCCGTCGTCGGCGTCGCCGTGAACCGCGCCACCGGCTCCGCAGCCGTCGCCGACACCGTCAACCGGGCCGACACGTTCAACGACACACCCACAGACGCCGGGTCGCCATCCAACGTCACACCCTGCACCGCCGGCGTCGACCCCGACACCGCGATCGAATCGGTCACCCCAGCAACCGACGACAGATTCACCGCCTCAAACGCCGACCACGGAAACAAGCTGCCCAGCAGCACACCCAGGTCCGACTGGCCCTGCGGCCACGCCGGATCGTTCGGCGTCAGAATCTGGTGGCGAGTGAAGTTCCGGTCGTAGATCACCGCCCCGAACCGCTGCAACGTCCGAGCAACAGCCTTCAACGCGTTGTTCGGCAACGAGTTCAGATTGAAGTTCGACTTCAACCGGAACACCGTCCCGCCCGGCACACCCCCCGCCAACGTCCCATCCGACTTCCGGGCCGGCCATCCGAACGTCGTCCCATAGTTGAACACCGACAGGCCGAGCATGTGGCCGAGATCGCCGGAAGCGCCACAGTCCAACAAGTCCTGGTAGGTGAACATCAGCGGCGCAACCGGGAAACACGCCGCCACAGCCCCCACCGGAGTCGACCCGTTGCGTGGCAACACATACGAGTCCAGATCCCACGTCACGATCGCCTCGGCCGCAGCACCCAACCCGGAGTAGCCGATCGCCTCAACCAGCTCACCGGTCGACTCCGACCACAAGATCGCATGCCGGTCACCGTTCGACAGGTTCACCGCATAGTCAGGCAGACCGAACAGCGCCTGGGCCCACGGCGAGTTCCGCACAGCGTTCTGCTGGCGCAGATCCGGCCAGTACAGATGCGGGTTCGCTGTCGACCCGTTCGTGTTGATGATCGACCAGTTCGCCCTCGACACCGGCCGATTCGACGGCCACGAATCCACGAAGTAGTAGGACTCGCTGCCAGCGTTCCAGTTGTCCTGCCCGAACGGCACCATACGGATGTTCGGATCGGCAGCGTTTGACGCTTGCATCGCTGAGATGTACGCAGCCGACGACCCGTGCGCGGGAAGCGCATCAACCGGCTGGTAGTAGAACGCGTTGCGCCACGTCTGACGTGTCGGACGGTACGGGGGAGGAGAAGCGAACGCCGGCATGTCAGGTGCCTGCCGCCTCCACCACCAACGTCCCCGCAGCGAACCGGGGTTCGTCAGCGTTACGAACCGACAGGCTCGCCACCAGCAGCCCGTAGAACCACACTGTGTTCACGTTGCTGAACGTCGACCCGGCGTTCGGCACCTGACCGTCCGACGTGGACACCAACGCGAACCCCTGCACGCTGGTTGCGCCACCCAGCCCGGCTGCCGGAGCGAACTGGACCGCCGCAGTGTTTGACACCTGACGGACCGCCGACCCTGACGGCGACGACCAGCCGGCCCCCGACACTGCGACCGGCGCACACCCGGTGAACCTCACCGCATGCACCGCAGCCGCCGTCGCCGACGCCGGTGTCCCCGTGGTCAACACCACCCACTTCGTTCCCGCCGACGTGACCGCAGCCAACGCAGCATCCTTCGCAGCCGTTGTCGTCGCCATCACACTCCCGTCAGGTCAAACCAGGTGCCACCCGCTTGGAGCAGCTCGTTCCAGGTGTCGCCGGCGGCCAGCACGTCCTGCCAGAAGTCGCCGAGTTTGATCGTGAACTGTGGTGGCGGCGGCGCAGTCAACTGCACGTCGAGACTCCACCGGCGTGCCTGTTCACGACCCAACGCTGCGAGCCGTTCCTCACGAACCTCGCCGACCGCCATGAACAACGGTTCCTCAAACCCGAACCCGACCCTCGGTTGGAACAGCACCAGCCGGCCGCTGCCAAGGACCGCATGCATGTCGACGCGTTCCTGGTCGGTGAGCGTCACGAAACTGATCTCACCGCGGGGCAGATGCCGACCCCAAGTGACAACGACAGGGTCACGCCGGTTCAGGATCTTCGCCGTGTCCGACGTGGTGTCATACGACAGGGTGTCGATCCGTTCGACGTTGACTGCCATCCCGTTCAACGGTTCACCGAGCGGGGCGATCCAGTCGACACCACGGTTCAACCCGCCGACCGTCACCACCCCGGTCGTCTTCGTTGTCGACGCGTCCTTCACCTCAGCCCAATACGACAGCTCGTAGGACTGTGGGATCTCGTAGTCGGAGCAGTAGATGGTGCCCGACGACAAGCTCGCGTTGAGCGCACCTCGGACGTTGATCGACCCGGACGGTGTCACCCGCTTGATGGTCCCGGTGACCGCCCCGGTACACGACAGGACCAGCACCGCGTAACCGGCCTGGTCGACCTCGACGGTCAGAGTTGGAGTCCCGAGCGGCACGACCTACCTCCGCGTCCCAGCATTCACAGCAGACGCCCGCTGCGCGTTGCCGACCTCGGTGCGGACAATCGCGTCGATCTCCTCCTGGCCGATGAACACACTGATCTGCGGGCTGTTCGACAGCCGGTCCAGTTCGGCGTTCAGCTTCTGGTACTCCTGCGTCCTGAACGCGTTGGCGGCGATCACAGCGACCGCCCTGCTGATCGGGTTGTCGTTAGCGTTCGCGTCACGGATCCGACGTGAAAACTCGGATTCGATGATTGACGCAGCCTCAAACGTCCGCTGCGTCACCTGTGCAACCACCTGCGCCCGACGCTGCGCTGTCTCAGCAGCACGCAACACGTTCACCAGCCCGAGGAACGCCCCTGCGGACAGCGCGGACGCCAAAGCGTTCGCAGCCTGAACACCGATCGCGCCGGTCACATCAGCGAGACGGGCGATCTGCTTGTAGACCGTGTCCACGATCTGGCCGGCTGCGAACTCAATCGCCTTCAACCCGAACTTCAACCCGTCAGCCTGCGCCTGCGCCGTGTCGACCCCCGCCTGGTAGAAGCGGCGGGCGTTCTCGTCGCCGTACTTCGTGGCGAGATCCCCCACCTCCTTCTGGAGTGTGTTCACCTCACGCAGCACACTGTCGCCCGACTGCGACAACTGCTTGACGACATCCCCAGCCTGTTCCGGGCCCGCAGACACAAGCTGCTCCAACAGCCCGGCATCCAACCCTCTCGCAGCCAGCAGGTTGATGTTCGCCCGGAACTCCCGCAGCGTCGCCACACGCTCCCGCAGCGAAGCAACAAACGACTTCGTTTCCTTCGTCTTCGACACCAGATAGCCGACGATCCCACCGCCAGCGATCCGAGTGACGTTCTCGATTTCTTCTTCTTCCAGCTTGAACGCGTTGACGAACGCGATCGACTGCTCACGGATCCTCTTGGCGAACCCGTCACGCGACGAGATCGCATCCTCCAGCTTCTTCTCCGCTTCCTTCAGCTTCTCAGCGAAGTCGTCGCGGAGACGTGCCAGGTCGATCAGGCGGAGCGTGGCGCGTTCCACATCGTCGGCGACAGCGATCTGTCCGACGCCCCGCAGGATCTCGATGACCTTTCGGCCGGTCGCAGCGATCTGGTCGGCGGTCGCTTCGAACCCCTTGTCGCCGAGGAACCCGCGTTCCAGTTCGGACCGGAACCCGAACCAGCGGACCGTCAGCTCCTCCAGTTCCTTGCGGGCGTCCTCTAGTTTCTTGGCGAGGTCTTCAAAGAACTTCTTGCGGGCTTCAACCTCTTTCTCCAGCCGCTCCTGTTCCTCGTCGGAAAGACCTGTCGGTGCAGGAATCTCGATCCGACCCAGGATCGGCGAATCAAACTCGGATTGCGCTTCGCGCCGGATGCTCTTGGCGTCGGCGATCACAGCGTCAATGTCAGCGAACGCGCTTCGTGTGTCAGACGCGAACTCGGTGACAACATCCGTGAACGGCTGCAACGCCAACTTGCCGGCAGCAAGAAGATCGTTTTTCGCCCCGACGAAGTCACCGGTCAACGCCTTACGGAACGCACCGAACACCAGCGACAGCACGTCGCCGACCTGCAACCCGGACTTGACCAGCGCCTTGAACGCATCCACAAGTGCGTCAACCGCCTGCAACCCAACTGCGATGTTCTTGGCGAGGAACCCGATGGCGTCGATGAGGAAGTTGAATCCGTCGCCGGTGTCAGCACCGGCGTTACGCAAGAGAGTGAACCCTTCGTATGCCCTCTGCAAAGGCTCCAGCAGCGGTCGCAACGCCACACCGAACGCCTGAAACGCCGCCACCGCTCGGGACGCAAATGTCAAGACACCAGACAGGATGCCTTCAACGAACAGCTTGATCCCTGCCCCTGCACCGCTGTTCACGAAACCTGACGCTGCCGATGAGAGCTGCGAAAAGAAGGTCGCGAACCCTTCGGCGACCGGCCCGAAGTCGATGCTCGACAGGAACGTGTAGATGGTGGACAGCAGGTTGGTGAGCTGATCCTGCACACCTGCTTCAAGGAACTGGAAGCCAATCGAAGCCGGCAGATCCTCCCGCAGCTTGCTCAACTGGCCGTTGACGGTCTGAGCGGCCTGAGCGGCAACACCACCGAACGATGCAGCCCGCAACTCCAACGCCCGAAACAGGTCGGTTGACTTCAACAGCCCCTGTTCCTGTAGCTGCCGCAGTTCGGCGTTTGTCTTGTTGGCGTACTCGGACAGCTCCTGGAACACCTCCAGCCCGACACCAACCGAGTTGACGAGCTGCAACACCTCGGTGCCACGCAAGGCACCGGACTGGAACGCCTGGCCGAGCGCGACCGCACCCAACTGCAACTGGTCGACGTTCTTGCCGCCGACAGTCCCCAACGTGATGAGTGTGTCGAGAAGACCCTGCCGGATGTCGTCGTTCAACACGTTGTACGCGACGAGTGTGCGGTCAACCGCGGTGAGGCCGGCGATGTCGAACACGCTTGACTCGGCCCGTTCGGTCAGAAACCCGAGTTCGCGTTCAGCGCCGGCGGTCCCGAGGTTCGCCCGAAGCGAAATCTCCAACGACTGCAACTCGTTACCAGCCTGGATGCCGGCGGTGCCGATCTGCTTCAACGAGCCGATGACCGCAGCCGCCGAGATGATGAACGCCGAACCTGCGGCCACCACAGCGAGGATCGCCGCCGCTGCAACCGGCCCGGCCTTCGACAGCGTCGTGAACGCCTGCCCGATGTTGCGGAACAGGAAGTACGCCGCCTGCCCGACGTTCCCGGCGCGCAACGCACCGAACACACCACCAATGTTCGACGCCAAACTCAACGCAGCCTGCCCAGTCTCTTGGAACTGTGTCTGCGTCTTCCGCGCTTCGTCGCGGGCAGGCTGCAACCCGCCACCCCCAGGGGTCGACGGTCGAGGTGGCCGAGGAGTCGGCACGTTCGGCTTCGGTGGCGCGTTGATCTTCGCCACCCCAGCAGCCGCAGCCTTCTCCAACCCGACGAGCTTCGCCCGCAACCGGTCGGCCTCAGCGATGTCCTGAGGGTCAACAGCGTTGACCCGGATCTTGTCGGCCTCAGCCCGCAACGCCCGCAACGACTGCTGCAACTGCTGCAACCCGCCAACATCACGGGCCGCAGTCAGGTTGTTGATGAAACTTGAGGACGCCCCGGACGCCGTGATCCCGTTGCGGAGCTTCGCAAGGTCAGCCGCAAGCGGGGTCTTCGGGGTCTTCGGCTTCGCCAACGCAGCGTTGACCTGCTGGGCTGTCTGCTGCGCCACCTGAGCGAGCTTCTGGAGTTCCTTCTCCGACTTCGCAACCTCAGCAGCGATCGCCTTCGAAATCCCCGACGACACCGCCCCCAGGCTGGTGATGACCTGAGTGCCCTTCGCCTTGAGCTGATCAAACCCGAGGAGCGCCTGCTTCGCATCAAGTTTGACCTCAACGTACAGACCGCCAACCGGCGCGTTCGCTACCGCCACCGGACACTCACTTGTTCATCGCAACGAACTGCCCCATCGACATCGCACCCGAACCGGAACCGCCGGCCGGGTCGCCGGGTCGAGGCACACGAATCGGTTTCCCAACCGACTTCGCGCCGTTCGCCCGCAACGTGACAAGCAGCAGCGAGTGCGTGACCTCGACAAGTGTGGCGAGCAACTCCCGCTCCACTGTCCACGTCTCGGCCTCCTGCTTGTCTCTCTCTGCCAGCGCCGCAACCAGCGCCTCTACGAGCATCTCCTCGCTGTTGAGGAGGACTCCTGGGTCGAGGCCGGTGCGGACAGCTAGCCGGGCGACCCAGGTGTGGTAGGGCCCGGCTCCACCTGCTCGTCCTCCGCAGACGACACGTCCTCCAGCGACACCAGCCACTGTTCGAACGTGCCCGGCTGCTCCTTCGCGAACCAGGCCAGCCGGTACAGCCATGAGATGTGGCTGCCAGCGGTGTCCATCTTGTAGCCGGCCTGTTCGAACGCCGCGATGTGCTTCGGCTTGACCTTCAACTCCTCGGAGTTGCCGTCCTCGTAGCTCACAGCGAGCCGCATAACTGTCCCCTTTGCGGTTGGTTCCTGGTGGTCTTCGGGTTGCCGGCCGGGCCAGCGGCGGCGTCTACGGCGACGCCTCCGCTGGCTCCGGTCGGTCACGCTCACGACGTGGTCACATCCCACGCCGAGTCGTCGGTGAGGATGACGTACTTCGGGTCGTCATCGAGGACACCGAACGTCAGCGGGTACGACAGCGCCTCACCGCGGGTCAGGGTGAAGGACACCTCACCGGAGATCTGCACCCGGCTGATGCAGTACCGGTAGTTGATGGTGTTGTCGGAGAACTCCACGACGAGCGCCCGCTCGGTGTTCGTGCCCGACGCCGGCGGCGTGAACTTGTACACACCGGACGACTGCTCGGTGACGGTCCCGCCACCGAACACGACCGGCAGGGTCAGGTCGTTGCTCTGCATGAGAGCGAAGCTGACCTCGGCTGGCTCGTTGGTGGTCAGCACCCGCAGCTTCGTGCCCTGCCAGGCGTTCAGGTCGGTCGTCTCACGGTTGAACGTGAACGTGACCCCGTCCTCGGTGACGTACCCCAGGTCGGTCCATGCGGCGCTCAGAGCCGCCGACGGCGACGTGGGCAGCGCGGTGCCTGCGGGGGCGACGTAGACGTGTCCAGCTCCTGCGACCCGGACCTCATCAGCGTTGATCGGCATGTCAGACTCCTCCCGAAGTCAAGTCCCGCGCCGTGACGATCACGGACACGATCCAACGTCCGACCGGCGGCTTGAAGCCTTGGTCATTGACGTACTGAACGCCCGCCGAAGCAACCTTTGCGACGACGAACTCTTGTGACGCCCCGTCGATCTCAAACAGGGATTCCTGCACGACATCTACGAGTTGCCAGCCCTCTGCGTCGGTGTCTGCGAACACATCCACTTGGCATAGTGCTTCCCACCACTTTGACGCCGGTGGAGCGGCGTTGGTAGCGGACAGCATCGACACCCGAATCGCAGGCCACTCAACGGTTCCCTCAGGCAGACGCTGCCCCCAAACGTCTGCTGTGATCGTCTCGTCAGACGACAGGTGGGCGACGATGATCTTCGTGAAATCAGGGATCACCGCTACCTCCTATTGCCTTTCCAACGGGTCCGAGCTGCACGCCGGTTCCGGGCCGACACCTTCTTCGCCACCCGGTTCGCCTGCGTCTGCGCTTTCGCCAACGCCTTCTGCTGCTCATCCGGTTTCGCAGGCTGGAACCGGTAGCCGCGGCCGGCGATCTTCAACGCTGCTGACCGCATGAACCCTGCGGCGCTGATCGCCCCCCGCCGGGTTTGGGCACCGAACTCCAACGCGATCGACAACGGATGGTCGGCCACAACCAGACCCACCAGGATCTGGTCGCCACGCTTCGACACCGCCGCGTTCTTCTTGATCGTGAACTGGCGAATGTCTTTGAACGACACCTGTGTCGGGACGAGCAGCAGATCCGACCGGGAAGCCGACGAACTCGTCGCAGCGGACTGTGCTGTCACCTGAGCGGCAGATGCGACAGCCTCACCGATCTGACGGATCTCCTGGCCTCCACCAGCGACCGCGTAGATCTGCTGGCGGACACGGCGAATGTCTTGCCGCCACACCCCTGTGATCCGGTACTCGCCCTGACCGGCCATCAGAGACGCCTCTGACGGACCGTGATCGAGACGTACTCGACGGACTGTGTGCGAGGGTTCCACTGGCGGTGAACGTCGCCGACGACGGCGTACCGCTTCCCGTCGAGGGTGACTTCCCAGTCGTCGGCCACGTCGGTGCCCGCAGGGAGGTACATCTGGTATGTCTCGGTGACGATCACACCGACACCGTCGGCGTCGTCGGAGTACAGCCGCCGGTAGTAGCAGTCGACCGGATGATCCACCCAGGTGACTTGCGGCTGGTTGTACACGTCAACAGTTGGCCGTGTCGGCTCATGCAACGTGACGGTCTTCGTCAACGGCGTCGAGAGGCTCACGGCAGCACCTCACATGCCGGCGCGGGTCGATGCAGGGGACTTGCGCCGACCCGCGCCGACGAACTCACAGACCCCACGCCAACGCCTCATCCACAAGGGCTTGTTCGGGAAGTCCAGCGACAGCCGCAGCGTCCGACAACGGCACCAGCTCCAACACGGCGAGGAGCGTCGCGATCCGCCCGGCGGGCTCCAACGGTTGCGGGACCGTCGGGATCTCCTCAACCGACTGGAGGATCCCGCCGTTGTACGTTTCGATTCGCAGCATCACACGATCCTCAAGTAGATGAGCGGGGGTTGCGTCGTGTTCGACGTGCCAGGGGTCGCGGTCGCTGGCAGCGAACCGGTGACACCACCTTCGAACTTGACTCCGGTGAACGTGCCGCCGGCGTCGGGGACGTGCATGCCGGGGTTGCCGGTGGCGAACGTCGGCGACCCGCTGGTGATCTGGCCGACCGCAGCGAGCCAGTAGATCCCGGCGGTCAACTGCTGGTTGATCGTGACGGTCTTCAACGCGGCAGCGGTCGTCAGGTCAACGGTGCCAGCGTCGAGGAGCAGCGTGGATGGCAGGTCGTTGGTTGAGGTGTAGATCCCGAGCCGCATGACCGACCCGGCACCAGCGGTGGTTGCTGCGTGGTTCACCGCGATCCGATCAACTGTCACGGTTCGTGGGACGTAGATCGGCTGGTAGTACAGACGGTTCGCTGTCACGCCTGCGTTGCCGGTTGAGACGCTCGACCCGGACGTGTACTGGCCTGACACCAGCAGCGACGGCGGGCGCGACAGCCGGGCGTCGTTGCCTGCTGCCACCGTGTTGGATGTGGTGCCGACAGGGAGACGCCCGTAGGCGAGGGTGCCGCTGGTGATGTCCGACGCCGAAGGTGCGGGGACCGCCCCCCATTCGGGTGCGGTCGCACCCATCTTGACGACATGACCTTGGGTTGCGGTTGCGTTGCCGGTTGCCGGGTTGTAGTAGGCGGGCAGATCAAACGCGCTTCCGTATCCGTCGATCACCGCCCATATCCACAGGCCCGGCGAGACAACGCTCAGGTCAACGGGTGCCAACCTGACAACCGAACCCTGCGGCATCTCCAGCACCGTTTGACCGGGGGACAGCACGTTGTCGGCCCCGGCAGCAGTCACCGTGACCGTTCCACCGGATGCGAGGACGGTCAGCGTCCTGCCACCGGGACGGGTCGCAGCACCCGGAAGCGTGAGCGCCCCACCGGCAGCCATCAACACACGCGTCTGTGTGGTGACCGTGATCGACCCCGACACGTTCAACGTGTTCGTTGTCGGCTCGTACAACAGGTGGTCGTCGTCACCGAGGCCGGTGAGCGCACCGTGGTCGGTCACACCCGGCTGGCCGACCTGGGTGTACAGGTCGTCCAACGCCGACGACACCGTCACCGACGACGTGTAATCAACCTGCGACGCCGGCAACCGCTCCTCAGCCGACCTCGACGCCCCCGTCCCACCAGCCTCATCGGTGGTCGTGGACGTGTAGTTCGTCGGAGCCCACGGCTTGAGGAGCTTCACCACCTCCGGGTGCATCGACGGGTCCAGCACCGCCGCCGCTTCCTGCGGCCGCGCATAGCGAACCGAGTGATCGCCGATCGACTCCTGAATCACCCCAGCCGACCCGCCCGGCCCGAACTGCGGACCGGTCACCACCCGCGCCGCCATGATCGCATGCGCCCGACGCACACGATCCGGCACCGGATCAGGGATCTCACGGGTCACCCACGCCTCGATCGCCTGCTGCGCCTGCACCAGCGCCCCAACAACCGGTTCCACATCCGACTGCGGACCGATGATCGCTTCAACCGCCGCCGTGTTCGCCCACAACACGTCCGGGTCGTAGATCACCACGTCGATACCCGGCTGCGTGAACGTCCCCGACGCCGTCGTCACGATCCACGACCCGTAGTAGACGCCGGCGACATCAGTGTCACCCGCCTGCCACGCGTAGCTCACGTTCCCCTGTGTGCCAGCACCCTTCGACGCTGCACCGTCGATCACCACGTCACCGGGGCCAACGAGCTTCACCGCAACCGACGTGGTGCCAGCCGACAGGTTGAACGGTGACCCGTTCAACCGGATCTGACCGGTCAACCCTGGCAGCGTGTCCTCAACGTGGATCAACACGACCGATCTCCGATCAGCTCAAGCATCCGGTCACGGTCACCGCGGGCATCCATGTACGCCTGCATCACCTGCATGTTTTCCGCGGGCCGAACCGGGTCAACGGGATGCCACAAGTGGTAAAGAACACCCTCGACACGGTTCACCTGGGACAACGTGTCAACCGCCGACCAGAAGCAGTAGTCCTCGCCACCCCAACCCCTGAGTCGAGGGTCGAACCCGCCGACCAGATTGAACGTCTTGCGGTCGATCACACACACCCCACCAACCGAGCTACTCATCGAGAACTCGCGTGGAGTCTCAGGAGTGGGTGCAACACCGGCCATGACCTCAAGCGAAGCCGCGCCGGTCAGATAGTGGTAGCGGTCAAACGGCAGTGTCATCCCACCGGACGCACACACCTTGATGACCGCCAAGTACAACTGTTCGACAGGCACCACAAGGTCGCTGTCACAGATCACCAACACGTCGTGAGCGGCGCGACCGACACCTTCGTTGATCGAACAGCCTCGCGAGAACGGGGTGCCACCGTCGTCGCACACGACAACCTCGTCAACGTGCTGGGACAGCCACTCGCACACGAAACCGTGAGCGTCGGCACGGCCCGACGCCGGCCGGTACGGGACAACCGCCGAGATCATCCCGCCATCTCCAACAGGGTGTCTTCCAACCGGATCAGTTCGTCGGTCGGGTCGAGATCCAACGCCCGGTCCAACGCGTCGTCGGCGTACACGTCGTGGTGTGTGTCGGCCTCACGGATCGCCTCGACCCACGCCCCGACATCGTCGGGGTCGTCCAACAGGATCCCCGTGCCGTCGAGCAGTTCCTCCATCCCAGGTGACCGTGTCGCCACCACCGGGATCCCACAGCACGTCGCTTCGGCAGCGACCAGCCCCCACGACTCGCCGGTCTGACGGTCGTTCACCCGGCCGGTCGGAACGATCAGCACACGGGTCTGCGGCCACACGTCCGACTCCATGTCCTCAGTCGTGCCGAGAATCTGAACGTGCTTCGGGGCGGTCGCAGCCAACGGCTGCACCGCATGCTTCGGATGGTGCGCCTGACCGGAACGGTCAAGCTGTTCCATCCATCCGCCAACCACCGCCATGAACCGCATGTCGGGAAGTTCGGCGGCGACGTTCCAGAACAACTCCCCGCCCTTCAACCGGTTCAAGTTCACCTGCGTCACCCGGTCACCGGTCGACCGCTGATACCGCTCAGGGAACACAGGTGGCCGCAACACGATGCTGCGGCCCTTCCACTGGCTCTCATGCGCCGCCAGCGTGTAGCTATTCCACGCCACCACATCCCGCCCCGGTCGGAGCCGGTCACGCCACGCGTCGAACCACTGCCAGTTGTGCGACCAATGCAACACAGGAACCCCGTACTGCTCAGACAACTCGACGGCCTCACCGGACGCCGACTGATGGGTCAGCACCACATCCGCTTGCGACCAGGCGTTTATCACCGCCCGACGGTTGCCGTACAGGTAGTTCACGCCGTCCGTCGGGATGCCACGCTGATGCGTGACCACCGCCGACACGTCATGGCCGCGGTCAGCGAGCCACGACAACACCCTGTGTGCGGCAACCTCGGAGCCACCCCGCTGGACAGGCCAAGCGTGACGGTAGAAGCCAAGCACCCTCAACACGATGTCCCCTCTGAGGTTGCCGCACTCAGGCGGAGGTCCGTCAGGAACCGCCGCCGGCCGGGTTGATGTTGGAGAACGGGAACCCGGTGCGCGGTGCGAACACCGTCCAGCCGAGCCGCATCTCGAACCGGGCGAGGATGACGTTCCGTTCGAACGCCGACTTGAGGGTCGCCCCGTCGGTGTAGGACGCCTCCTCGCTGAACAGGACGTTCAGCTCCTCACGGACGAACACCCGCACCATGTTGCGGTCGCCGAGGATCGCGTCGGCCTCCGTGCGGTCCCACCCGGAGTTGTTGCCGTAGGTCACGTCCGCACCGAAGATCTGGCCGGTGAAGCCGTCGCCACGAACCTGCTCCAGATACAGCGGACGCTTGTTGTCGTCCACCATCTCACGGAACTTCTGGCGCACACCCTTGTGGGCGAGCACGACGTTCACGTCGTAGTCGTCGTCCTCGACCTGGGCCATCGCCTTGGAGAAGTCCGTCCACGACAGCGGGTTCGACGCTGCGACGTAGTTGCCGGCAGCCTCGGCCCGGTCCGACAGGCCGGTGCCCCACGAGGTGGGGGCCCCGTCGCCGAACAGGATCGCCTTGTCGATCGCGTAGGCGAACGCCTCGGACACCTGCGGCCGCACGATCTGCCATGCGTCGATGCCGGCACCGTCACGGAGGTCCATCGCGACCTCCTTCTTGATCGGCACGATCACGGCGAGCGTCTCCATCGTGGCGGTCGACTCGGTGACCGTCACCTCGCTCGTCGGCTTGATCGAACTCGACTGCGACAGATCCTCACCGACGAACGACGCCGTCGGCTTGGTGCCGAGCACGGGGATCTTCGTCAGCTTGCTGTTGGTGCGGACGGTCGGGAACGCCGAGAGGACGGCGGAGGACTCGATGACGCCGGTGATGACCTCGGCCCGGTAGTCGGGCCAATCGGCGGGCGGCATGTCGGTACGGCTGATGTCTGCCACGGTGGCTGCTCCTGAATCAGACGCGCCGAGCGGCGCGTCGAACGGTCTTGGGTTGAAGACCGGAGCGCCACCGGGGCGACTGCCGGATCGCCACCAGGGCGATTCGTGTGCTTCCCGCCGCCAGGGCGGTCAGCCGCTCACACCAGAATGGTGGAACGAAACACAGGTTGCTAGCGGAGGTTCAAAACAGCCCGAAGACGTAGATGACAGACGACTCCGACGGCTGGTCAAGGCTCGCTCTCAACTGCCATCCGTGCGTTGCGAACATCGCAGGAAGGTCATCACGGTCGAAGTCGTGGAGGTGGTATTCGTTCCAACGCTTCGACGGGACGACCGGCACCGACGCCACGATCGTGCGGGTCGTGTGACGGCACAACCAGGCAACGAAATCTTCGGGGTCGTCCAGATGCTCGATCGTTTCGAACGACACGGACACGTCGAACTCGCCGACACCTTCGAACACAATGTCTCGGTTCGGGCCGTTCAGATCCGCGGTGACGTACCGGACCCGCTCGGCCAGCTCGACGTACTCCAGATCCGCGGGCTCCTTGTCGACACCAACGAACACGTTGCCCGACGACCCCGACAGGATGTAGGTGCCGTAACCGACGCCGCACGCAGCGTCGAGAACCGCGTCGTTCCTGCCGATCAGCCCGCGGGCCAGGTGGTAGCGGAGACGATGATCGTGTTCTTGCCACACCTGCCCCGCAGGGATCCGCTCCAACGTCACTTGCCGGCCCAGCCCAAACCTTCGGCCATGACATCGGAGAACGTCTTGCCGCGGGGCCGTTCACGCTGGACACCCTGTTCGATCTGCGGGATCGACCGTGACACAGCGAGGTAGTTGCGCTCGTCCAACAGCGCGTCGATCGCAGCGTCGATCCCTTCGATGTCGTCCGCGTCTAGGCCGGTCGTGTCGATGAACGCGATGGCGTCAGCGGGGTTGTGGAGCTTCCCGGCGGCACGCCCGTAGATCGTCGCGTTCAACCGACCGGACTCTGCGGACGCCAGCCGGCTGTCCCGCTCGGCGAGCTCCGCCTTGAGCGCCTCAACCTCGGACTCGGTGTCCCGCAGCCGCGACCGGAGGTTGCTCGCCTCGCTCCGCAGCTTCCGGGCCTGCTCACCGGAGATGCTGTCGTCCTGGTCGCTCTGCTCGGCGGCCTCCGGCTGGTCGACGGTGTCGTCGCCACCTGCCGGGGTTGCCTCGGTCACGGGCTGGTCGGCGACCGGCTCGGAAGCCGCCTCCGTGTCGACCGGCTCGTCGGCAACCGGTGTCGTGCTGTCATCCACAATCTGTTCCACAAGTGTCCCCTTGTCTGCGGTAGTGTTTACGAACCTGCATGGTCCGCCATGTTGTGTGTGTGCCAACCGGTCGCCTTCGGGCGGCCGGTTGTGCTTTTACGCCCTCGCTGGGATGTCCAGGTCGGGAAACAACTCCCCGACCAGCGCCTGACGGCCTTCGTCGGACAACCGGCCGGCTTCGAACAACAGGCCGTACCCGCGGTTCTCCAGTTCCTGCCGCCAGTACCAGTTCGACACTTCCGCCTGCCGTGTACGGCGACGCCCCGGCGTGTCATCACGATCCGGGCGGGCAGTCACCCACACCGCTTTCGCGCCGCACTTGCAGGTCAGGTGACCGGCACGCATCGCAGCCGCAGCGGTCCGATACCCGCGGGTCGACACAAGGAAACAGAAGTTGCAGGCCCGAGCGTGCGGGGCCTTCAACCACCGCTTCACCTGCCGTCCCGGCTGCGACGCGAACTCGTCCATCCCAGCGCCGAACGCCTGGTTCGTGTCGGCCATCGCCTGCTCCGCAGCACGCGCAGCGCCCCGCTGCATGCTCTCCGCCAACGTCGACTCCCGCCGCGACGGCGCAGGCGTCAACCGTGCACGCGTCGCAGCCTGACGGGCCGACTCGACCTCGGGCCGGACATCGCTCAACGTGGACGGCCGGGTCGGCACCTCAACATCAGCGTCAGTCACATCCACATCCACGTCCACTTCGGCAGCGGCGCGACGCTCGGCGATCTGCGACGCCTCCCACCGGGCCCGAACAACCGGCCGGTCAGCGAACCGTTCCCCGCGTTCCAACACGTCAGCAACAAACGACGAATCCTCCAACGTCGCCGCCAACCCGTCCGGGGCGTTGTCCGTTTCCAACGACCACAGCAGCGACGCATACGTCCAGCCACGCTGCGCCGCCTCCAACACCGCTTCCCGCTGCCACGGCAGGTACGCGGCGAGCCACACGTTCAACTCGTCGTCAGACAAACCGGCGTTCACAAAGAACAGGAACGCCGCCGCATACGCCACCCTCGACTGGCGGCGAGCGTGATCCTCGACCGTTGACTGCACAACCGAGTCAACGACCTCAGGTGGTGCTGGCATCACCGTCACCGGGCTCATCGAACTGTGCCGGCTGCTGCGCCTGCACCGGAACCGGGTCCATCACCGTCGGCTGCAACCCGGCGACGAGCGCGTCAGCGACCTTCTGTGCCCGCAACCGGGCGATCTCCGACGGCGAGTACCCAACGAACTCTGCGATCGAATCGAACGGGAACCCGATCGCCTTCATCTTCGACGCAGCATCCAACACCTGCGACTCCGACCGGGTCCGAGGATCCTTCCAGATCACCTCGATGTCGGACTCGCTGGCCCGTCGGTCACCGGACGCCAACAGCACCAGCGACACCACCTGCTCCCAGGCTCGGCCGTAACCCATCTGACGTTCACGAACCTTCGAAATCAGGTTCGCTTCCGCAGCTTCCAACGCCTGCGCCGACGGCGGGTTCGCCAGCTCGGACTGCACGAAATACGACGACGGCACCCGGCTGATCGCAGCGATCTCAGCGACCACCGCATCCTTCGCCCGGATGTACGGCGTCATGTCCGTCGAATCAAACGAACCGAACCGTGTCTCGGTGTCCTCCGAGATCCACAAGCGGTCCAACGCCGCACGGAACGGCTCGACCTCCTTGCCGGTCGTCGGGTCAATCGGGATCTCCAGGCCGGTCGCCCACCGCTGCCGGAACGCCCCGAAACTCGACGCGACCAGCATGTCGGCCGTGATGAGTTCCACCCGGTCGAACAGCGGCAACAGGTCGATCAGTTCGCTGCGCCCGTAGCCGGCGGTGTCACGGCGACACAGGAACGGCACGATCGGCACCTGACCGAACGGGTTGGTCATCGACCGGATCTCCGACCACTGCGCCGTCCACGGCACAACATCCGACTCGATGTACTTCGACTGATACTCGACCACCCGATCCGGCAGGTACAGCGTGCAACGCCAGATCTGGTTGACCTCGTCGGGCCACACCTTGACCGCCGCGGCGACCGTGTCAGTCGTGCCCGCCTCCAGCTCATGGCACACGTTCAACGGCGACTCCGGCATGATCGACACACCCGAACCGTCGCTCGTCGGCCACACCGACACATACGTCGTCCCGGTCGCCAACGAATCCCGGTAGATGTTCCGCTGATGCTGGTCAACGGACGCCCGCTTGAACAACGACCACAGCTCACCGTCGGGTTCGCCGTCACCGACACGAAACCCTTGGAACTCCAGCCGTTCCGCAGTCGTGTCAACGATCATCCGACCCCAAGGCGTTCTCGACGCCCGGATCAGCGACAGGTACTGCTCCGCATATCGCTTCGTCAGAGCCGTCGGATGCGGATGCACACCGTTGTAGACGCGCAACATTTCATCGCGGACGCGACGATCGTGCGTGTGCTGCTCAAGCAGCCGGTCCCGCCACCAATCCGGCGAAAGACGTTCAGCCATGACGCCCGCCATTCCACACGACTAACCGCCCGCCCGATAGCGGAACACCGCAGGCGTCCACGCCTCAACATGAGCAGCAACCGCAGCCGCATCCAACCCGCCACCAGCAGCCAACTTCCCCAACTGCGACTCCGCCGCAGTCTTCTCCCGATGATGCGACTCACAGATCGGCTGCAAGTTGTCCAGGTCATCAGACCCACCGAACGCCACCGGCAACCGGTGATCGACCGTCATCGTCTGCACACCACAGAACGCGCACCGGCCGTTCGTCGCCCGCAACACCCGAAACCGGTTCGAACGAAACGACGCCGACACCCGCCCCCGCCGCTGCGAACGCACCCACGCCTGCTCACCATGTTCGTCACACCTGCCGTCACGAACGGCGAACTCGATGCACCCCGGTTTCGAACACACCTTCCGACGGCGCATCACTTCAACCGGCGGATCTTCCGCACACACACCCGCGGAATGTTGATCCCCGACGCGTACACCCCGTCATGCCACGAACACGCCAACGTCACATGATCCTTTAGAGGATCAGGCTGGATCAGGAACCCAACCGACTCCACCACCGCCGGCTCCTGGTCATGTTCACCGAACCGCACCCAATGCTCAGGCAGATCCTGGGCATCCACCCACGACACCACCACCATCCGAGGCTTCAACACCTTCCCCATCAGAAGCTCCGCAACCTGGCTGGTTTCCGGGCCCGATAGCCGTTCGCGACAGCGTCACAGGCCGCTTCATGCGCCAACGCAGCCGCATAGAACAAGTCGATCTTCCGCGGGCTGTGGGTCGTGTCTTTCGACGCGATGAACAACGCCTCCCCCTCGTCTGGAGACTTCGCCTTTACCTGCCGACGGACCGCGTTCCGCACATGCTCCGACAGGTCGCTGTCACCGTCATGGGTGATATCGCCACGCTCCACCGACCGCACAAACGACCGGAACATCATCCCCGTCCGAAGATGCGACCCCGTCGGAAACGACCGCACCTGCTTCGGCCACTCACCGAACCAACGGTCAACCTGCGACTCCCAGTACTTGTCGTCGCAATAGAACAACGCGACATCAAACCGGTCCATCGCGTCCCGCACCGCAATGTCGATTTCCTCCCACGGAGGCCGCTCACCATCCCCCACCGGAACCCAATGCCCCAACGGCACCAGATGCTTCGGGTCATCCAACGTGCAAGCCACCAGACCCGTGTGATCCGCCCGGAACCTCGACCCGTCGAACCCGAGCGCCACCGGACCCTCCAGCCGGCGGTCCACGTCAACCCGCTGGGCCCACACCTCCGGGTCCAACACCTGCCCGTCGCCAGCGACCCGCAGATTGAAGAAGTACCGCTTCGACTCCACCGGCGTCGTCGTCGGATCACGAACCTCCGCCATGATCTCATCCACCGGCATCCGGCTGATCGCCGAACCGTATGACTCGCTCAACGACCCCGACAGGGCGTCATCGTCGCTGATGTCAACATCCCAGCCTTCACGGTGATCCCACAGGAACGCCTGGTCGTCATGCTGCTTCAACTGCTGCTGCGCGTACCCCCACGCCCCCTCCATGATCGACCCCTCACCCGGAGCGAACATCGTGGAACACTCCAACAGCCATGCCCCAGGCCGCTTCGCCAGATTCCGGCGCACCGTCCGATACGCCTCAACCAGCTCGTTGCTCGTCCACAAGTGGCCCTCGTCCACCACCACGAACGTCTCCCGGCCACCGTCCTTCGAAGACGCCGAAGCAGTCGACGGACGCATCTGCCCGCCACCCGGCAGATACACACGCGTCAACCCCGCATCCACCTGACCGAACACGTCCGGGTGTTCATCACCAGCAACCCGCAACATCTCGACCACACCACCGAACACCGTCGTGATCGACTGCGTCTCCTCAGTCGCCATGACCCGCACGAACGGCGCAGCCCGCGGCCTCCCAACAGGCTCACCCGCAGCGTCCCACCCATCGAACTGCGCCGGGCCCAGGGCCTCCACGATGCACAACACCTTCGCCTCGGCAGACTTTCCGGCACCCTTCGGACGGGATTTCACCGCCCGCCGAATCACCCGCTCCCCCTCACGGCGATGACCTTGCGGATACAGCCGGTACGCATCCACAACGAACCGAACCTGCTCATCGTTGAACTCGATCTGCTGCCCAGCAAACTCGCCGGCATCCCACCGCAGCATCGACTCAGCCCACGAAATGACCTCCCAGCCGAGACTCGGCCAATCGTCGGGAGGTGCGAGACGTTCAGTCGGCATGCGCGACGCGGGCCTTCACAGCCTCGATCGAAGCCTTCCGGTCGATACTCACGACCTTCGGCTCCTCCGTCACCACGTTTGCTCGACGCTGCGACTCCGGGGTCAACAACAGCGCCTGCTCCAGCTTGTGGATCTGCACATGCAGACGCGCCAACGTGTCGACGTTGATCCCGCCGTTCTCGCGGAACTGCACCCGAAGCAACGCCAGACGAGCCACAAGATCATGCTCACCAACCGTCCACGTCGAAGCGATTCCGCTGCCCCACAACTCATCCCACGCCCGGTACGCGGCACGGTCCAGCCAACCTGGCGGCTCAGGCGCACGAACTGGATTCGATGGGGGGATCACCACACGGGTCGGCACGCACCCATGCTGATCGCCCCGAACCGCCCCCGATAGCGGACCCCACCGACCTCACTCTCCGTGAGAAATCCCAAGGTCGACCCCGCTCGGACAGCGAGGGCGTGTCGCCCGTGGGGCGCACGCACGCCGTGGGGGGGCCCTGGCCTCACTCGCCGCGGTCGGGTGGCCGAGGTGGCAGGCGTCGAGGTGGCCGCGGCCGGTAGGGCCCGGGGCGGCCGGCGGTCGGTTGAGCGGCGCCCCGCCCCGCCCCGCCCCGCCTGGCAGGCGTCGAGGTGGCCGAGCTCGACCCGGCCGAGGTGGCAGGCGTCGAGGTGGCCGAGCTCGACCCGGCCGAGGTGGCAGGCGTCGAGGT